GCATGAAGTTGTTCGTCCAGCCGATGTTGAACTGGAACTTGCGCAGCGGATAGGCGACCGGACTGAACCCCTCCGTCTTCTGTGTCGGAGCGCGGCCCTCTTGGTCTACCTCCTGCATCTCACCGCCGCCGCCACCGCCATAGGTGTCAACGTTCTCCGTCGTAGGCGTGGCGAGCATCTCGACCATGCCGGTCATCTGCTCGTTGTGGGCTTCGAGGTCAGTTGTGATGGCCTCGGCCACTTGCTCGTATCCGTAGTCAAGGATCGACTGCGTTTCAACAGAAAGCAGGTCCTCAATCGTGAGAATGCCGGTTTGCTGGGCCATAGCGTTTCAGAGAAGGCGCAGGAAGAGAGAAAAGGAGCTCTTGTCAGTTACAGGTTCTTGGTCGCGAACACGATGTCGCTTTCGCCCACCGCGTGAGCGATGGGTTCGGTGCCGCCAGTCGTCGCCGCGTCGTCAAGGCGCCCTGACGTAGCCGCAAGGTAGAGGGGCTGACCCGGCGTCAGGTTGCCCTCGGAGTACCCGAAGCGCGTGTCCGGCGGGTACAGCGTAACCGGCTCGCCTTCATTGGCCGGTCGGTTGACGATGCCGTGCACCTTCGCGTTGGGGTCATCGGCGGAACCGTTCGCCATGTAGACTTTCCCGTCCGAGTCAATGCGGCACACGCTCACGCGGTCAAGATCCTCACCCGCGTAGAGATTGCCAGAGATCGGGGCGGCCTGGACGCCAGTGGAGGTGTCCAAGCTCGCGTCGGAGCTGCGTTCGACGAGGGCCATGACAATGGCTGCTTTGTTGATGCAGGAAGGGGAGTGAAAGGGTTACAGGCGGTATTCGCCGCTTTCGGCCTTGCGTTGGGAAATCTCGTCTTTGCTGGCGCCGTCACTTGGAGGGTTGCCACCCGGCTTCTGCTCCGGAAAAGTCGGCGAATCGTTCTCTTGCTCTTCGGGCTGCTGCCCGCCAAAGAGGGACGCGTGATAAGGCTTGAACGGATCGTAGTCTTCAAGCGGTACGGCCTCGGTCTCCTCGTCGGGCGCTACGTAAGCACGCTGGACGGTCTCGCCCTCTTCGCCAGTCTCTTCTTCGCGCACGTCGAAGACCTCGCCATTGGCGATGCCTTTGAAAGCGTCGAGGTTGGTGATGCCGGCGGCGTCGGCAACGGTGCGAAGCGTCTCCTTACGCTCCAGCTCTTGCAGGCGCTCTTGCGCGCCGGCGTTTTCCTCTGCGCGCTTCCTGAGCGCTTCAAGCGGGGCGGCGTCTTCGGTGCCTTCGAGGCTCTGGTAGCGCTCGGCCTCGTCGCCTGTCAAGACCACAGCGTCGTCGCTGGGCTGCTCTTCTTTGAGCTGGCGGTTGGCGTCGCGCAGGTTCTTGTTGTCGTTGTAAAGAAGGCGCAGCGCGTTGTCCTTGTCGCCGTCGGCCTTGCCTTCGACGAGGTTGCGCAACCCGTCCAGCACGTCATCTGGAAGCGGGGCTTGCGGGGGCTGCTGCTGGGAGTCGTCGCTGGGCTGCTCTTGGTCGTTGTCGTCGCTCATGTCACCTTGTGACTTGTGAGTGCGGCCTTGCCGCGAAATAGAGTAGCCGAGCACCCCTTTCGGAAGCGCTCGGCTATTCAACCCGGCTGAATGCGCGGGTGGTTGGCCAACCCGTGGACAATATACAGGGGCTCACTGTCCACTCTCTGGACAAAATTCTGCTTCTGGGCGGGCCTCTTCGACGATGCGGCGCACTGTGCGGGTGCTGAACGGCGTTTCGCGGGCGGCCTCCTCGTACGCCCGGTATTTGCGGTCATACTGCTGGTAATATTGGCGAAAGAGCTGGCGTGCACGGCGGCGGTCGTCCATGTGCTGGACTTGCTCGCGCAGTTTACGGCGCTCCTCGTCAGTCCAACCGCGCCACACCACGATCAGCGCCGCCGTGTCGTCGGACACAGCAACCGGGCTGCCTTCGGGGTCGTGTGTGGCTTGCTGCTCGCCCATGCGTCAGGGAAGCCTCTTTCTTAGTTGAGCTGGGGCCACGTCTCGCGCTGGTCAAGCCATTCACGGTATGTGGCGCTGAACTTTTCGTAGCCAGTGCGAATGACTATGGACCGACCGGAAACAAATGTGATGCCGCAGTGCCGGTCATTTTCGGACCACGGATTCCACTCGACTGGCGGATCTTCGGTGAGGTCGCAATGGACCGGTTGCCATTTGACATTGTCGCCAGGAGCAAGTCCCTGCATCTCTGCCTCTTCGTCACTGACGGCCTTCAAGGCTTTCATCGCGTAGAGGAGGCCATGCCCACCGACGCAAGCGATGCCGAAATTCAAGTTCATCGTAGCCCGTTCCAGCGAGAAAAGTCAGTTCATCCGGCGCCTTTGCCAACCCGCCGTCATGGGACGCCGCCGGCCTCTAAATTGCGATAAGCCTCTTGATCTAACCGAAAGTCCAGTTCGCATCTGCAATGCCCTCGCCCGAGACAGGTAGCCGAACCGGGTAGCGGAAACGGCTCCGTTGCGAGGTATGGGCTGTTCCTTTCCGCTTCCAAACAGGGACTACACGTACCCCCGTCATCAACCGCATCATATTCAACGAGATAGCCAACACCATACTGTTCACCCGTCCACCTCCAGTAGGTGGTATAAGTGCTCCCAGCGTACATCCGGGCCCGCGCCTTGATTTGCTTCTTCGTCATGGGGCTGCCTGCCTCGCGCCGTGCCGCGATCTCCTCGGCGAACCGTTGGAGGTGAGACTGCTGGCGCCGCCAGACGCGCCCCAGTCGGTTCAGATCGTCTTCGTTTAGGGTGCGTCCCTTACCCGCCGCCGCCATCGCCATGAGATCATCCCGCATCGCCTCCCGCATCGCCACCTGCCAGCGGCGCAGGCCGTCATCAAAGTCGCCGAACAAATATTTCTCCGTGCGCTGATTCGCCTCTTCGTGGAAGTAGTCCACGAAGTCCCGCGCGAGGCGCCGCTTGCGCTGAAAAGGGAGCCCTTCAAGAATCTCGTTTACCCCCTCTCGCACCTCCTCCCGTGTCTCTTGGTCCGCCTCGCCCGAGGGGCCGCCGATCAATTGGTAGCGGGCCCGCAGACGACCGACCTGCTCTTCCCAGTGTTCAGCGGTGCGGCCTGTGATCTTATCAGAGCCGTCAGCGGCCTCACGTTGGCGCTGTATCGCGGTTCGGCGCAGACTTGCTGCCCACCGCGCGAGGTCCTTGGCGCTCTCGCCAGCGGGGAGCACAAGACCACCTGAATCGTCTTCCTCGCGCAGTAGCCACTCCAGCACCGCCGCCAGCATCAGAGCGTCCAGAAGCGACGTGGAAAACTCTTCCATCGCCAGCGGCAGGTCTTCCGCCGTAATCTCACCGGCGGCGTACGCTTCGAGGAGCTGCTGGCGCTCCTTCTCGGTGATCTTGCCCGCGTTGACCATCCGGGCCGTCATGTCGCGGAAGTCCTGCTCATTCATTAAGCTGCTCGTACAGTTTTTGGGTCGCGCGCAGGTCAGTCACTAACTCAAGATCAACCGTTTGCACATCTTCGAAATCATCAATCAGTTCACAATAGGTAACGCCTTGAAAGGCTACCCGGCGTCCCGAAATACGGTCGCGAAGTTCTATGCGACCTTTCTCGTCAACATCTACCTTGAGAATGATAGGGGGTTGTTTTTCTGGGGCTGACATGGTCGTCCCCTTCGTGTGTTGAGAGAATTACACTCCTTCTCCGCGCTCACTTGCCTGCCGCTCGACGTCTTCTGCGCTCCCCTGCTGGCGGCGGTAGAACTGCCCAGCAGCCACGCTGTCTATGACTTGCGCCGTCTGCGCCTGCCCCTTCGTGATCGGGTCCTGCTGCTCTTCGCGGATGCGCTTGATCTCCGCGTCGGGGTCATCTACACCGATCTGCGATAGATAGCGCTTCAGCGACAGCGTGCCTTCTTTCACGTCTTCCCGCATCGCGCGCCGCTCGTCTGCCGTGAGCGGGCCGGGGTCCAAAATGCAGTCAAATTCCGCCACCGCCCCGCTACGCTCTTCCCCCGCCAGCGCTTCGGCCAACGCCCACACAGTCTCCAGCATCCACTTGCCCGCCTGGTCGACCTTGCCCTTGAGTTGTCGGAGGTCCTGCACGAAGTCGGCCCGCGCTTGGATGCGGCTCTCTGCCGAGGCGGTCGCGTCTCCACTTATCAAACGGTGCAGTTGCTTCGCGCCGCGAAAGATGCTCACGCGCGCTTCCTGACAGTCGTCGCGCAGGTTCGACGTGTCCGCCGCGCCGATCTCATTCACATTCGGTGAGGGGCTGCGGTCTTCCACTCCTTGCGTTCCCTCCGATTCGCTCGGGATAGATACGTGGTACTGGATCGTGCCCGGCCCGCGCTCCGGCTGCGCGGGGTTTCCCTCTTCGTCGCGCGGCGTTTCGATGTCGACGAGATGCAGCTCGGGGAAGCCTGCCTTCTCGTCGACAATCTCAATCCAAGTCCGCTTGGTGTTTAAGCTGAACTGATTTGATCGCACCGACTCCGAGAGCACCAGACGCCCGCGCTCCCCATGCATCAAAAGCCGCCCGCCGAGGTCTACTGGCGTCCCCATCACTTCATTACGGTCTCCGTCGTTTACGTCGCTAAGTTCTATCGTGAACTTTTCCTCCTTCTGCGGCCCATCTTCGATGCGTAGGACCGTGCGCCCTTCCTCGTCAAGGTACGTCAACTCTGCTCGGTCGCCCTCCTCGAGTTCCGTGACGAAGATCCCGACCCTTTGCAACGTCTCCTCGTCGGTATACACCGTCGCCTCGTCACGCCCGGCTTGCTCAAGGTGAATGTGCTCGAGCGCCTCTTCGGGGCTACCTGCTTCTACGCCGCCGTCTTCGCCGAGGCCCGTCAGACGAATGCGAAAGAACGTCTCCGCCTCCACCGTCAGCGCCGTAGCAAAATCTATCAACGCTTGCCCGACCTCCTTCTGCCTCCACCAGTCCTCCATCGCTTCACGCCGCTCCTGCTCTTCGGGCGTCGGCTCCTCGCCTTTGAGGCGAAACCCCCAATTTGGAGCCTTGCCGACGACGCCACTTACGCGGTGAGTCGTCACATCGCTGGCGAGATCTTCAGTGATGTACGCCTCCTCTAAGGCGGCCATGTACACGTCACGCCCCTTCGCTCCTTGCGAGGGCTGGCGCCCCGTGTAGCCGTCGCCCCCCTGCCAGTGGTCTACGTCACCCCCTTGCTGCCCTTCTTCATTCTTGTGACGACCAATGAGGCGGCGGTTCTGCTCGACCCACTCCGGCACCGAGACGAAGTTTTGCGCCTCGCTGTATGTGATGTCCTCGGGAGACATATCAGGATAGGGGATTGAATACGTGAGACTGCGGGCTGCCGGGAAGGTCTCGATCCGGCGCAAAGGTGAGCGCCAGCGCGTCAAGCTTGTCTGGCGAACGCCCCAGCGCGGTGCGCATCTCGTCCTTCGGCTGCACGCGAATCGCCCCCTTGACCGTCTTTTCGTACGTTGGCGTGGCCAGCTCGTCGGCCAACTCCTCATCCGGGGGCAGCATCGCGCCCGAAGGAGAATCCTTCGTGGAGCGCAGCCACTCCCGCACGCTCCAATAGAGGTAGTCGCGCATCCGATGGCATTGCACGTCTGGACCGCCCCCGCGGCTGCCGGCCTCCGGCGCGCCCTCCCCAAACTTTACGCCGCGGACGTCACCATGCTCAATCTGCGCTGGAACGCCGTCACCTACGCCGCCGGTGTCCACGTAGCCGCGCGTCCACTGCAGCCGGTCGTAGAGACGGTTAACCTTCTGCGCCCCAGCAGACGAGTCCACGCCTTGCCAGAGCATCGCCGGCGTGAAGCGGCGCACGAAGTCGCCGACGCGGTGGCACACGCAATTGCGGTCCTCGCCCTCACTGGCCACGTCGTAGCCGATGCGGCCACCAGTCGGCGTCTCTCCGTGCTCAGAGGCGTAACGCCGCCACCGCTGCTGCGCCTTCTCGATCCACTCGCGGCTGATAAGTTGGTCCGCACCTGCCGGCGGGTACACTCCCAAGACCATGTGGCACAAGCGGTGGTCCGTCACCACGCGCTCCCCCGCGTCCAGCGGGGTCGTCTGGCCGCCTCCCTCGCGCGCTGCCGTGCAGCCTACGAGGTGCTTCGGCACGTCGTAGGTGACGCGCCCGGTCGTGTCTTCCCCGCCAGCCAGCGGGCGTGACCACTGCGCCAACCGCCGAACGACAGTTTCGCGATCTACCGCGCCGGGAATGCGTTGCTCGCCGCTTACGACGTTCTCGTGGTCAAGCGCGGAAAGGCGCACCACGTGAGCTTTTCCGTTCTTGACCATGCGGTACACCTCGCCACGTGGAGCACGCGGGTTGAGCATGATGAGAAGCCGCGCCATGGTCCCGCCACTCATGCACGATTCTATTCCGTCGTACACCGGCTTCGGGACGGCGTCGCCCTCGTCGATGAAGAAAAAGAGCGCGTCAGCGTGCTTGCCGCTGAAGCGCGCCTCTCTCTCCGCATCAGTACCACTGGCCGGAATTGTTACGCCCGTTACGAACGCACCGGGGGCGCTCTGCACATGCATCGTCGTGATGGTGGCCTCGCCGAAGAGCCCTGCGCTTTCGTCTTTCAGCGCGGTAGAGATCTCCGACCACAGGTTCATCTTGAGGTTGTCCTCCGGCGGCGCAGCAGCGGTGTATACCTTCACGCTCTCCACGTCGTCAGCGGTCGCATACACTTGCCAAAGCGCCAGCGCGAGACGGGCGGCCCCATGCGTCTTGCCGGTGCTATTGGCCGATAAGACGACCGTGCGGCGGTGCTGCTGCACACTCTCGTACATGCGCCGAATACCTGCCGAGAGCGTGACACCAAACGCCGCCTCCACCCACCCGGCAAAGTCGCGACCGGTTGCGCGGCGATCCAAGAGCGCGTCTCGGTATTCACGACGCCTGATCTCCGAAGCAACGCGGCTGCGCAACGGATTTTCTGTGCCGTGTCCTCTACGAGTAGTTGTGCTCATAGCACCTCCTCCGGCGACTCCCCAGCCGCCAATTGCTCAAGCTGTTCGTCGGTGAGGTCCTCTACGTCCACGCTCTCGGTGCGCTTGGTATGGATTGGGTCCTCCTCGGTCCCCTTCGCCCCGAACGCGCCGTGGATCTTGAGAATGTTTTTCAGCGCGTCCTTCGCGTCGTACATCTTGAGCTGGGGCCGCCCGTTGCTGTCGAAACTGATCTCGCGCACGAGGCCACCGCCCTCCTCGGCGACGGCCTCGCGGTCCATCACCAAAAGCGTGCATCCCTCTCCTTCTGCGGTGGTCTTCTCGACCACCTCAAAGAAGTCGCCAATGTCACTGCGGGCCATACGCGCGAGGCGGTAGGCCGCCTCATCTTGGTCCATCACGAAGCGCTCGGTGCGCTGCTGGATGGCTTCTTGTATCTTAGGTTTTCTTAGGTTCTCATCTCCCATTTGGGCCAGCGTGTTGCGGTTGCCTTGGTACCCAGCCTGTGCCGCCGCTTCCGTGGCGTTGAACTGCGCCTCACCCACGTACTTTTTCACGAAGCGCTGCTGTAAGTCGGTGAGGTTAGCCATGCTTTGCAATGAATCAGTCCCCCAGCCGCCGCGCCTCGAAGAGCGTGCCGGCGGGGATGAGATAAACAGATACATTCTTTCCCGACTCTCGCTGACACTCAACAGAGAGGCGGTCGCCTTCCGCGAGCTCTACGAAGCAACGCGCGCTAACGGAGGATTCTTGGTGACTGGTCGCATCACGAATGTAGCCAGACATGCCCCATGGAGCCGCGCGCTGCCCATTGACGCGCAGACGCACTACGGCATTTGTGCGATCCCCGGCACTAAGTAGGGCCAAAGAAAAACGTTAGTTTTGAGCCAGTCCAGCGGTGCGTAGAGCTT